AATCAACGCATCAAGGCCGCGCTTTACGCCATGTGCCACCTCTGTGGGGATGCCATTGCCAGTCACAAACTGATCAAACGGTGGCAGGCTTCCGTCTCCACGAATTTCAGCCAGATCCTGCGCCACTTTATATGCGTCAGAAATAACTTTCCTACCTGTAAACTTTTGGAATGGCTTTGGGTCAAGGACGACTTGATACGCCTTGTCATACGCAGGCTTTGCCAGTGCGCGTGTGGTGCGATCCAGTTCATCAATATAGTCAATTCCAGTTGGCCCAAGCACGCCAGCCATTTCTGTTGCGCCCTCCGCAATCTGCCCAGCCTGACCAGCACGGCGCTCGGCAAATTGATTGACAACGCCCTGACGTGTCTCATTTGGCACTGCCTGAGAGCGCCAACCAAGGCCACGCAAGTTCTCACCAAGGTCTGCAGGCGTCACATCGCTGATGCCAAGTCCGCGTGCCTCTTGTAGCCGTGCCAGCGCCTCGTCTGGCGTCATGCCCTCGCGCTGCAATGCCTCAACAACTTTACGCTCGGCCACCGTGGCTGCGCGGCTTGCACCACCAACCCCCAAGCTGTCTCCAACGGCACGCGCCAACCGTGCGCCACGCTCGACCGCAACTGGAGCAACTGCGCCAACTGTTCCGCCAAGTGCCGCACCAGTGGCTGCTGATCCAAGCCTGTCAGAAAATCCACCCTCACCAGCCCCAAAGCCAGCAATGCCACCCTCTGCCGCGCCCAGTGCCGCTGCACGCATTGCCGTTGGAGCAAGGCGTGCGGCTGTGGCAGACCCAACTGCGCCTCCACCAACACCACCAGTCATCAATGCAGCGGCTGCGGTCGGAAGCAATGCCCCGCCAATTTCATATGCCATCGCCTCTACTGGACGTTCCGATTGGTAATCACGCAGGCCACCACGGATGCCCTCAAGTGTGTTTGTGTATCCCTCGCCGTCCGTGATGCCCAATGCCCCGCCAATGGCAGACAATGGGCTACGAACTGCTGCCTCCATTTCATCAGCAAAACCAAGGAATAAGCCCTGAGCCACCGATCTGATGCGAGATCCCAGCAAGTTTTCATCAACTGCGCCAGATTTTACCTCATCTTTGACAATTGTGTTGGTTTGCTGACGAATGCGATCAACCAGCGCATTTTGCTCTGTGACGCTCATGCTCATAAAGCTGTCTGGGACTTCAACTTGACCAATGCCGTTGATGTTGATGATCATTGAACAACACTCCATCCCTGTGGAACTTCAACAGGCGGTGCGTCATATCTTTCGCGCCGCGATTTGATTGCATTTTCTCGTATTCTGCGCGCCCGATCATTAATTCTCATCAGGTCATTTATTGCCTGCCACGCATCTGCGGTTGTCGCTGAGTTGTCAATTGCATCGGCGGCACGCTGCGCGTCACCCTCGGTCTGAGTGCCTTTATTTAGGCGCAGACTTTCATTGACATAATTTTTGATAAAACGCTCATAGCGCAGGCGCGCATTGCGAATTTCCTGCGCCGTCTGACCACCAACGCCAGCGCGTGCAAGATTTGATTGAATTGCCGCCGCAGGGCCAAACTGCAATGGACCATTGAACGACCCAGTTTCTGGATCATAACCAAAGTCAGCCGCAATGACGCCGATCTGCTGGCTGAGTGCATCTGCGGTATCAATGGCCGCAAAGTCTTCTTCCTCAACCGTCTGCAATCTTGCTGGCAATGTTTTGGCTTTGTCATCCTTAATTTTAGCCTGACGGTTTTGCTCGTCAATCACGGCTTGATTTAGCGTTACTGTTGGCTGTCCGTCTGGGCCATAGCTTACCGTGTATTGACCGTCACTGATAACCTCTGGCTTACGCTGCATTCCCTGCTGCGCGATTGCCTGACCAAACGCTGTCGGTGACAACTGCATTGCCAGCGCATATGCTGTCTTCATGTCGCCTGCTTGCAGAGCCTCAGACGCCTGACGTGCAATATCGCGCATCTGCTCATCACGCGAAAATGTCAGCGCCTCTGCAGGTGAAAACATACCAAACTCAACAAGGCTTGCCGCTTCTGGCGCGATCTGACGCAGATACTCGGTGGTCTTGTTCAGCTTTGCTTGATTTTTGCGCTCCTGCTGACGACCGCTGACACGCGCCGCCAGATTTGGATCTGGGGTCAGGCGCAGGCTGTTCAGGCCCATCGCAAGGTTGCCCATCGTGTCCTTGAATGACCCGCGCTGGAAGAATGGCATGGCAGTCTCGCCACCAGCCGCCTCGTCACGCTTCTGGATGCCCAGCATTTCAAGCAGCCCGCGTGGCTGTGCATTGTTTCCATATCCGTCCATCAGCCTGTCGCCTCCATCTCCACCGCTTACCATGTCAGCGCCGCCGCCGCTGGAAACGCCAAGTGCTGACGCCGCCCAGTCTGGTAAACTTTTTCTAGTATAATCTGGACCCCATGCGCGCTGCGGTCCAACGTCAAAATGCAGCGAACCATCATATACTCCGACACCGCCAAAGCCAGACGCCTGCGCCATCCTAATGAGTTCAAGCTGCTGATCTCGCGTCATCCCCTGAGTTGACACGTCATAGGCATTTCCATGCATATGCTGCGACTGCTTTGCGCCGCCAACTCTCTGGTTATGCTCTGGCGACCTGTATCCACTTGTCAACGACAGTGGCCCACCCCAAGACTGCATCAGCCTATCATATGCAGATGACGCCTGTGGCGTGATGCGAGACAGGTCAACCATCACATACCTGCAAAAACAGTGGCCCAATCAAGCAGGCCGTTTTGTTTTGTTGTGGTCGTGCTTCCCTGATTTGGCATTGCGCCATATCCGCCGATCAGAGCCTGCAGGCGCTGGTATGGATCGTTTTGCCGCCGCAGGAACTCGTTATACGCTGCAGTCTGCTGTGCCTGCTTCGCGGCCATGTTTGCCGCGCCAGTCCCCATGAAGCCAGACGCTGCAGTGGTTGCCGCATTCTGTTGCGCGCCAAATTGCGACATCGTGTTGGCAACTGCCTCCGAGTATCCCTGACGCATCAAGTCAGCAATCATCTTATCTTGAGCAATTCCGTATCCCGCCGAACTCTCGCCCTCAAATACTCCGCGCCGCGAACTGTCGAATGCGCCGCTGCCAATGATGCGCGCATTCTCGCCAACAAGCTGCTGCTGACGCTGGCGCTGCATCTCGGCCAACGCTGGGTCCATGACGGCGCTGGTGTATCCACTCATGTTCTGAGAGTATAAATCCTGCCAGTCCTGTGGCGTGCGATTTGCCGCTGCGCCAACGCCAGCATACAGGTCAGTGGCCTTGGCAAAGTTTGGATCAATGGCAGGAGACATATTTCCAGTGTATGGCGTAAACTCGCCAGACCCAATTTTTTTGGCAGCGTTCATAACGCCTTTGGCATATTTTTCCTGATACGTTGGAACCGTGTTAGTCTGCTTCTGGCTTCCAGAACCCATCTTAGAACTCCATCTCATAAACTACATCGCGCACTCGAAACCCGTGTGCCGCGTGATATTTCTTCCACCCAAGGCGACCGTGCGCCTCAATCCCGTCAAGGCCGCTGTCAATGCCAATGCGCTTAAACTCTGCAATCACATCCGAACCCCACTCACCCATCTGACGGCCAGCCACATTCTCAATCACCAGACACTTGCGCCGAGGATAGAATGCGACCGATGTCGTCGCTGCCGCCACAATATCATCATTTACAGAAATAAACCACAGGGTCTCTGCGCCTGACTGAAGTCGCGCATAAATGTCATCGACACCCATGCGTGCGCCAATCTGCTCCTCGACGCGCCGCAGCATTGGCTCCGCGACTGGCCAATACTGATCCAGCATATCTTTTGGCACATATTCGACCAATACCGTCATACATGAAGCCTTGTGATGCTGATAGTTGACGCTGGCGCTGACGGGCTGAATGCGGTGGCCGCCGTGGCATCAAGCGTCCCGTTTGTGCTGTCAACGGCCCAAATTGCCTCCAGATAGTCACCCGCCTGCACGTCAAACGACGATGTTCGGCTGACGACCAAAAGCGATCCATTTGAGTGCAATGAATTGACCATCGTCGACCCAGCCACGTTTGTGCCATTGATGCGTGGCCAAAAGTAAAAATTAACTGTGCTGGATGATGACGATGAAATCTGCGCCGAAAATGACACCATATAGTGGCCAGCCTCGCCAAACACGATGCGTGACGCTGGCGTGCCGAGTGTAATGCCCTCGGCCAGTGACGCCGTGTATTGCAGCGCGTATGCAGTGTTTGCCGCCGCCGCTGTCTGTGTGGTCGCTATGCCGCCATTGAAGTGACCATCTGACACGACGATCTGACGCCACTCATTATTGAGTGACACGACTGGATAGCCGTTCACTTCATCCCAAAGAATGATACCGTTCTCTGACGGATTTGACGTTGATGTCTTGAAGTCAAGTCGAGGCATCTTGCTTCCAAGGTAAGCCGAAAGCTGACGCGCCCACACCTTCCAGTCAGGACCAAATGGTGGCGGGAATACTGCAGTCATCTCTTGGACCCCTGCGTTGCCTCAATCGACATCCCGCCCACGCGCCACTGCGAACTGGCGACCTCGGTGACCGTCATGCTGATCTGGCGGCCAGTGAGGCGCACGGATGTCGGGTTGGTCATTGTGTATGGACCGTGATCCGTCTCGTCTGCATTCGGATATAGACGTGTGGCAAAGCTGACCTCAACATCCCCAAGGTTTAATTCGTCTGGGATCAGTCTAGTGATGACGGCCAAGTTGTCGCCGTCTCCGATCTGCGTCAGGCCGCTTGTCGCAAATGACTTCACGCCGTCTCGGTTTGATCCGACCTCATGGTCGTAAATTACGCCATCAGCGCCAACCATTATCGGCTGCCTAATGACACCCAAGTCAGCCCCGCACAGGCGTGACAGCTTTCCAATCAACCAATGCCCCTCGGCGTAATCATAGGCGACATAGCTGTCAATTTCATCAGAGCCAGAAGATGGGTAAAAAAACCACACCTCGTTGGCCTTGCTATTTGCCATCGCCCACGCCTTGCTGATTTGTGACGTGTTTATATTGGTGAATACATGGTCAAGAACCTCGCACGGCACTTCTGACACGCTGGAGCCATCGTAGACCATAAATCCACGCGAGGTCATCCAATATATGCGATCTGCTGCCGATGCCACGGCCTTTCGCGCAATCAGCCCGCAGGCCGATCCAATGCGATCAAACTTCAACACAAATGGCGGCCCGACATATGTGGCTGACCATGCGTCAGTGCTTGTCAAAATTACTGTCTGTCCGCGTGCGCGAATGCCAGCCATGATCCTGCCATTGGTCTGCAGCAATGCGTCACCAGCCTGATTGGTGCTGGAGGCAGTCCACACAGTATTATCCTCAAAGTCGCACCACGCGATCCTGCGTGGATTTCCGCCAGCGCCAAGAGCCATAATTTGACGCTCATTGCTGACGACAACTGCGTCACAGTTTTCTGGGCTGTTGGCAATCTGTGCGGCATCTGTCGCCGTATTCAACTGCCATTCATACAGCTTGCCGTCAGTTGACGAGCAGGCAATTAGATATTGCCCAAAGGTATCAAGCGACCATGTCGTTACCTCGGACAAGACGCCAGTGTCTGGGCGCTCCTGCCCATAGAATGACGTGCCGTAGGTGTAATTTCCGTATCCAGTCAGCGTGACGCTCGTGCCAATGCCAGCCACCAGCCCCGTTGGCGTGATGTCATATGACGCGCCATTGACCACAAGAGACACTTTCAGTGACCCCTCGTCGGCAACGGCGATCCACCTTTCGCTTGAATTATCCACCCACGGTAGGATTGCCCGAACAGATCCAGACATGAAGGACGTAAGGCGTGTGCGCCAGCCGCCAACGGGTCGCATTGACCCCTGCTGCCAGCGCACCAGATTTCCGTCAACCCAACGGCCTTGGCTCTCCATTGGCGTCCCGTTGTTGCGGAACCCTGCAGGCAGCTTGAGATTGATCAGTGGCATATGTAGCCCCTATTCTGGTTTAACAGGCCATCAGGACGCAAGGAACGCAGTAGCTGCCATCATCGTAAGTGTGCGACACATGGGTTGATGTGACCTTTGCGATGGTCTTGCTGCGAACCAGATCGTCACCCTGCGGCATTGCAGTTCCGTCACCCGCAGACATCAGCAGATCACCGCGCTGGACAGTTGTCCCTGCACCGATACGGATTACCATGTCGCCTGTCATTGCCAGCATGATGTCGTTGTATCCGTCATCTTCGCTGTCCCAAGCAACAAACACACCCGCGACATTCGCGTCACCTTCAGCATCGCTGACTTTGATGCAGTTAAGCTGTTCATTATCCTCATTATCCCAGACAGACATCTGGTCAAGGTTTGACATGACCGTACCCTTCAACAGGTCGGGGCGGGATTGGTCATCAAACTGCGCCCAGCGAGCCAAGTGACCGCCGTTGTATGACGTTGTTGTGCCACTGATACTGATTGTGCCTTCAAGATTGCCAGCCGAGTAAAAACCAAGAATAGTTCCATCATTAGTGCGGCCAAAACGGTGGGTAGTAGCATTAGCATTTGCCTGAACAGTGCCATCAAAGCGGAGTACAAGACCTACTACGTTGCTATTTGCAGGGGTTGTGTCTGTAGAGGCAACAAGAAGTGAACCATTACCGTCAATCCGCATGGCCTCTGAACTATTCGTGTCAAAGATCATCTGCGTGGCATCACCTGAGCCATTACCTACACTGCGGATGCGGACATAGTTTCCTGTTTGGACACCATCTCCCGCACGGTATGCTGTAAGCATCGCCTGAGTTACTGTACTGTTTGTCCCAGTGTCGATGAAACCACCAGTTGTTGAAATATCACCGCGCACATCAAGGGTAGTCGCAGGGCTGCTTGTGCCAATACCTAGACTTTCAGAACTCGCATCCCAGAAGAACTGTGGCGTTGTGCCTGTGTCCTCGTAGAAGGAGATGTCACCGTTGTTTGCTATAATCATACGGCGGAGCAAGGTAGTTCCTTCAGCCGTATTAAACTGTAGGTATCCATCAGGAGAGGCGTCTGTGTTACGACCAGCAATAGAAGCCACAACAGCCGAAGTGTCTGTGGAATAAAACTCAATCTTGCCTATTTCAGCGTTGCTTACTGCCGTTGCATCGGTGTCAGTAAAGCGAAGGGTGTTAAGAGCCGTCCCACCATTGTTATTGGAACGCAGGTCAATAGCAGTCCCAGACCCCTCAATTTTAAGACCGACCAGAGCCGTCCCGCCAGACAGCAGACTGTCGATGCTGTCCAAGTCAGTGTTTAGCTTGTCGCCCCAACTATCCTCACTCGCGCCAACTTGTGGCTTCACCAGTGCATAGTTTGTGGTTGTCGTATCAGCCATTTTGTCGTCCCTTTATGCTGCCTGCACCCAAGTCGAACTTGATGCATCTGTTGGCGTCCATGTCTCACCTTGTGCGGCCTGTGACGCCCACTCTGCGGATGTCTCTGACTGCGCCTGCCATTCAATCTCTGTGCCGACCTGATCTCCCCAGATTTCGGCCTGCGCCGCCTCTGGTTCCCACCTATATCGAACAATTGCCGTCAGTATAGCATAGGCAGACACTTGTGCGCTAGACGCTTGGATGCGCTCGGCGGATGCGTCAGATGCGCTGACAGAATTAAACTGTGCGGCAGTGTTGAAAATTGCCTCAACGGCCACGCTTGCCGTGACTGCCGATGCCATACTGGCCTGCGGTTGCTGCACCCTGACGGCACTGGCCGACACTGCGGAACTGACGCCCGCCAAGGCCGATGGCTGCAAGACGCGGGTGGCCGATGCGCTGACAGATGACGCCGCCGAGACCGCTGCAGACGCGCTGACCACAGACACGACAGAAATGCTGGACCCGCTGACCGCAGAGATGGCCGCAGCGGCATCAGAGACGCGCACAGCGGACGCCGTGGTGGCCGAGACTGCCGATGCCACACCAGACACGCCAGCGATGCGCTGTGGGCTTGCTGACGCGGCTGACTGCGCGGACACGGTGGACGAGACATCAAACGTCTCGCCATCAAGGCCGTAATTGGCAACGCCGTATGCGCCAGTGCCAAATCCTGTGCGATACACGGCCATCAGGGCTTCCTATCAGTCGAGCGTGATGTCTAGATCATTTAGCGGAATGCGAAGCACGTCACCCGTCAGGATCGTCTTTGACGCGGCCAGCGCGGCGTAGGCGATCATGTTGCCAGCGGTGGATGCATCAAACACGGCTACATGGGTGATTGCGCCCCAGTCACCTGTCGCTGTCGGCCACTCAATTGCCGCGTTGTTGGTCGCCGTGTCGCCAGACACAGTGAACGTGACAGCCTGACGTGCATATGATCCGCCAGCCACCTCAGTGCCGCCGCCAGCATCGCTGGGCGCTGCGGTGAACAGGCCGACATACCATGTGGTCGGACGTGTGGGGCTTCCAGTGGTCAAAAGCCACTGCAGGACAAGTGTCTCAGTCGCGTTTGTAAAACTCATCTCAGTAACTCCTAATTCTCATGCGAAGGCCAGAGCCACTGAAGCGTGCCTCTTGTGCGCGTGCGTTGACTGCCCCGACAGCGGAGCCATAAAGTTGCGACCAGACCTGCATACGCGCATCGTCGGCCAGATATGGCGCTGATTGCATCAGTGCGCCGTATAGATAAACATCTGGCGCGTCAGTAAGCAGCCAGTTTGTCGTGTTGCTGTCAGACAGCGCCGCGATCTTCTGGTAATACATCAGTTCAAGATCATACGCCTGTGTTGGCTCTGGGTAGACTTCAAGGCTGGTCCCGACATGAGCATACAGGCTGGGTCGGCCAGATCCGCCGCCGTTGTTACCCTCACGCTCCTGCAGGATGTCATCCAGCGAGGTCAGTTCTAGGCGGTGGCCAGTGCCGTCAGCGATGTGCAGGCGGATCGTCTCCACCCAGTCTGATGGCAGGTCAAGGTAGCGCGTGTCGACTTGCGCCTGCGATCTGGCCATCATCTTGTTGCTGCGCACGTCACGCTGGATTTGAGCCTCGGCCAAGCTGATAAAAGTCGGGATGACCGCCGTCAGGTCATCTCGGATCAGGAAGTCGGCAATGGCTGACTTGAGTTCTGCGTAGGTCGTGATCGGCATATCCATCTCCACAATTCGGTGCAGTATAACTCAAGTTTGACTGACTGTCACGCGGGGGGGTTAGAACAACCCTCTGCGGCTTGCTCTGGCAATTAGGGCGTCAGTCGCATAAAGATCAGCGGCATCCTTGCCTCGCTCTGCCATTATGCGATCATAGGTCATGTTGGCGTCTTCCCATTCGCTGTCAATTGCTTGATTTAGCTTTGGGTTCATTTGATATGCACGCAAGTCTTTTGGCTTTGCCTGCGTTTCAATCATGTTTGCGCCTTTTCGCGTTGACGCCTCAAGTTTTGAAAACGCATCATCAGGGAAAACCAAACGGAAAGGTCGAGTATTGCCCATTGTCATGCTATTTCCAACGCGATTGACGGCTGCATTGTATGAAGCATGGGTGTTTGGAAACGATAAGAAATCGTCCTGTTCAGGTTGGAACATTCGATAGCCGCTGCTAAGTGCTTCCGTATCAAGAAGATTTGGGTCCATAGATGCCCAACGAACTGCACCAACAGAAGGAACGCCCCTGTCCATCGCAAAGGGGGTGTCCAATGCTTTGGCAAAGTTTGCGCGCTGTCCACCATTCATGCTTTCAATATATGCTGGCAGTCGTGCATCAAGCAAACCCATGCCTTCTGGAAGTAGCCTGTATGGGTCTTTCTTAGTTCCACCCATCGGAATAAAGTTTGGATCTATCATTCCGTTTTCTGCTGCAGCGCGAATTGCCTGTGCTAAGTTCATGGATTGGTGGACGTTAAAGTCACCCCCAGAAGTCCCCATTGTCATTGGCGTGACAAGCGGTTTTCCATTATTTTCGTAAACTTTCTGCCATTCACGATTTTTACCAGAAAGAACACCTTTGTCAGACATAAACCCAAGTCTTGACAAATTATCTGTAAACTCATGCCCAGCCTCTTGAAGAACTGGGTTTGCAAATCTCAAGCCGTTGATTTCATCAATAATGGTATTTCCCATTGTGCTGTCAGCAGGAAATCCAAACAAATTAGTAAAACCGCGCCGCCTGATTTCCTCTGCATTCACCACATCTGGTGGGTCAATTAGATCATCAAGGCGACGACCTGAAACTTGCCATTCACTTGGCGGGACAACTGACTGTTTTTTCTTTGAAAATGGGGAATAGAGAGCCTCGTCCTTTGATCGACCCCCACCAACCCTTGGCTTCGCAAAAGTTGAAGATCTTGTAAATGGAGTGGCATTATCGATAGCGCTTTGCGGAACTTTATCCGAAAATGATAAAACGCCGCCAAGATTTGGCGTCCCCGCGCTCAAACTCTGTGGCGTCCCGCCTGCGCGCAAGAAGTCAAAGTCACCCTCGCCAATGGATCGGACGTTGGCCAGTGTGGATCGTGCGGCCAAGTCGGCTGCGTCAGTGGCGTATGCACCAGCACCAAGCGATCCAATAGCATCAAGCATTCTGGCTTCTGGGCCAACGCCAGCCGCATCAGCGCCAGCGGCCATGTCACCATACATTGCCTGTGCAGCGCCGCCTCTTGCCCAGCGATCACCGCCCAGCGCCTCATAGCCAGCGCCCAGCGCATCAGCAGCGTATCCGCCAACCTTCTTTGCGCCGCCGATGGCTCCAAGCAATCCCGCAGTTCCCATGCTGTTGATGTAATTTGTAACAACACTCAGCGGGTCATATGCGTCTGGTCTGGTGGCATTGATCAGGGCTGCGTATGCGCCAGACAAATCCTCGTTGCCGACACTGCGGCCAACGTCACCAAAGCTGTATGACGATCCAGTTGACGTGGCCATCGGCGCGTCAGCGCGTGGCGGGGCCATGTAATCATCTGCTGGCCGTTGCGACATAGCGGCTTGCACCTGCGACATCGGAACTTCAAGGCCGTCAGGAAAGACGACAAACTGTTGACCGTTGCGCTCGATTACGCTTGCCTCAATAGCCATCAGTAGTTCCTCCTTATCATAGCCCCAGCGGGGCCAAGGCGCACTGGGGAAACCCCGTAGTTATTACCCAAGATGTATTGCAAGTATTCCTGCAGTTCTTTCTGGCTAAAGCCCTTTTGGTATGTATCAGCAGACGTGATGACAGACATCGGCTCTGGTCCGCGCATACCTTTGGCCGTCATAACATCTCTGCCTCTGGTCGTTACAACGCCGACCCCGCCTCGATCTAATACGCGGCCAATGTCTGAAACGATCTGGTCTCGCACTTCACGCGGAACCACGTTCAAAACATTCAGATTTGTTAGGCGGTCATAAGACGCATCTGGGATGTCAGCCGCCGACCGATACGTTGGGTCGAAACCAGCACGCGGAAACGGTTCATAAGTATCAAAGCCAAGGTCACGGCTCATGCCAAGGCCCGCGCCAAAGTCTAGCGTGCGGCCTTCTGGTATTTCCATATCAAGCAGGCCAAGTGCCTTCTTATACGTTGGGAATGTGCCAGCGATCTGGGTCTTTTGGGCGTTCATCGGTGGCGGCAATCGGAGCGCAGCCGCAGTATCTGCCTGCTTGGCCAGCATCGCCGCAACGTCATCTGGGATCGACAGCGTATTGCCACCTTTGGCCACCGCGCCGATGCCGTCAGCTAGAAGGCCAGCCAGTGTCTTTGCCTTACCAGCCATTTTCAGTCTCCAACGAAATCTTTGCGTTCCCACGCCTGACAGGTGCGCAGGTTGTGGCAGATAAACTCAAACTTGGTGCAATATCCGCGACCGCCGCCATCCATGTCAAACGCATTCAGCGGGATTGCATCCATCAACTGCATTGTCTCTGGCGTGTTGTCGAAATATTCGCAATTGGCGCACATTTGGTGGCGAGCGTCACGCTCTGGGATGCCCCAGATCTTCGCCATCTTGGACCAGTATGGCTTGTTTGACACCATGTCGGGCGATGCCTTCTCTGGGCCGAGGTTCCAGTTGGCCTTCACGTTTGCCAAGTTGGCGGCATTCTGCTTGGCGTTGACGATCTCTGGCGTCAGGATCTTCGTGGGCACG